CTACCTTGCTTATGTAAGATATGACAAGACTGATATAACTTTTTATCTTTCTTAGACGCAATCCCAATTCTAGAAAGCGTTTCTCTAATTTTTAGAAAATCATCAGGTTGAGAAAGTTTAACCTCAACCATATTTTCAACTGTCCACTCATTCATTTTGCTCCACCTTTATTTAATCTTTTTCTTATAAGTTCAATTTGTTTTTCAGAAAGGATAGATAGAGCAGAAATTGCTTTTGGGTATGAGTAGTTGAAGTATGCTTTTATACATTCTATATCGTCACTCTTCTCAAACTTCTGCCATTTATCAAATCGCTTTCGCTTACTTATACTATTTAGTAAATAATCAAATTGTAACTTCTTAGCAAGATGTGGGCGTTGGTTCATCTCATTCGCTTGCAGTACGGTATCAATACCCATACTCAAACCTCTATTGACAATAAAAGCATTGTAACTTTTTTCTGTCAAATCATCAACAATCAAATTCTCTTTAGTGTAATTGATTGCTTTAATATATTCAAAAGGATTATCGGTCATCACGTTTTACATTCCAAAAAAATACTTGATTAAGTCTCCAGTTTTTTGTATACACTTCATGATTACTTATATAACCACCATGCATATACCATCCAGGATATACAACAAGTCTATTATACTTAGCATCAACAATATCATACTTGATGCCAAGTGCGTTTAAATCTACACGAATATCATTCTCTTCTTTATATCCTAGAGTGGTTTCAATTTGCAATTTACCATCTACATGATAGAATGCAGTTCCACCTTCAGAATGCTTATCTAGATATATGATACCCGCAACTTTAGTGTCACTATCTGTGTGAGGAAATTGTTGAAAGTTTTGTGTGGGAGTTTCAATCCATTTGAATAAATTAAATCTACCAGGTTCTGGACTTCTTACAACTTTACACATGTCGAATGATGCATCAATCGCGTCCCATATAATCCTTTGATTATTATTTTGTGAAGTATCGTTACTATAATTATCTTCTATAGTCAAACGACAATCATAATATTTTTCAAAGTTAAAAGATGGTAAGTTTTTATCCAAGTAATTCTTTTTGAATGCAGGTACATGAGCATCAATTAACATATCATGAATAGCATCTGGATTTTTATAGAAGTTATCACAGATAAAAATAGGACCTATACCCTCAATATCATATATTTCAATGTCAATATTACTTGAGACTGAAAACATCTCCATAGGAATATAAGGAACAGGCATTACTTAAACTCACAATCGACCATGACTTCAGTGAAGAATGCTACCATGTTTACTTCTGGATCAGCAACATGAACATGTTTATACTGATAATCAGCAATCTTCAATACACAAGCAGGAACAGATTGTGGTTGTAAAGTTTCAGTCATAGTGTCGTAGACTTTACGAAAGATGTCTGCGGCGTCACTTGTATTAACAGTCTCAGCAACCCACTTACGCATCTTCTGAAAGTCTTTGTCTTTACAGAACTGAATAACTGCCTTGATTTCAACATCACCACTATTGCTTGCGCTTTCAGCATCGATAGTACCACCGATAGAAAGTTTCTGCAACTCGTTAAGAGTTCTGCGATAATCAGGAAAGAACTTCATTAGAAGACCAGCAACCGTACCTTCATCGTATGAGACATTCTCTTGTGCTAAGATATCTTGCACACGCTTGTTGAAGCGCATAGCAATCGCAGGACGCTCTTGCTTGGGAATGTTAAACTCAATAACAGAACAGCGAGAATGTAGTGCGGGAATAATCTTATTCTTGTAATTACAAGTAAAGATAAATCTACAATTCTTACTGAACTCTTCGATGAAGTTACGGAGTGCTGGTTGGGTAACGGCAGTTAGATAGTCTGCTTCATCATAGATGACGACCTTGCCTTTACCCCCAAATGATACAGTTGAAGCAAAATTTACAATCTTAGTTCGTAGAGTATCAATATCTCCTTCGGAAGACCCGTTGAGAATAATCCAATCGTACCCCATTTGCTGGCATAGTGCTTTTGCTACAGTAGTCTTACCTACGCCAGCAGTTCCACACAACAACAAGTTTGGTATTTCACCTTGTGTAACAAAGTCAAGAAAAGTCTTCTCTAAATGTTTAGGTAAAATAGCATCTTCTACAGTCTGTGGACGATACTTTTCGACCCACAGAAATTCATCACTTTTAATATCCATTATATAATCCTCGTTGTTAAATTAACCTTCGTATGTGCTATCAGTCTCCAATGCAACCCAATATTGTAGGTTCTTATTAGCATTGACCCAATGTGAGATATTTTTGCTTGAAACAGTCAAGTCATACTCACCAGGAATCATACGCAGGTTATCACGCTTGAAGTAGAAGTTGAACTTAGTTCCATTACCTTCTGCAACTTCAACATCAAAACGATTTGATGTTTGGTTCTTCTTATCAGTTGCAACAAGATTAATTGTATCACCATCAGAGACAAGTCCAACGTCAGGAAGTTGCATAATGTTTGATGCTTTGAGCAAGTCAGTGTAGTTCGATTGTGTGATGCGAACCTTCACTTCTGCACTAGGCATAGTGATAGTTTTACTTGGAGACACAACCAGACTAGCATCAGCATACCAGAACTTAGAACTCGACTTACCTTGTGACACTGTTAAGTAATCATCGCCAAGAGAAATCTCTGGTGCTTCATATAGTGATAACACACTCAATAAAGAGTTCAAGTCATAGATAGCAAACTCTTTTTCAAAAGTTTCTTCTACTGTTGCTTCTGCTAGAACATTTTTCATTACTGAAATAGTTTGCAGTTTCGTACCTGGTTTAATAAGTAGGTTCTCATTAATCTCAGAGAAGTTTTTCAAAACTTCAAAAGTTTGTTTACTAATTTTCATTACAAATCCTCATCATGTATATACAGTTGTATTAGTGCGTAGTGTAGAACCTTCAACAGGTCTTTGCGGGCATCACTAGCAGTACCCTTTTTGCCGTATCGTTGTGCATACTTTAGTACGTTACCGATACAGAAACCAGTGCCGTGTCCACCATCAATGATGAACTCGGTTGCTTGAAACTTGTCTTTTGAATAGTGACCATTCTCATAGGTGCTATCAATGTATGCTTGAAACTCTTCAATAAGTTTCTTCTCATTAAATTTATAATCGATTGTCTTCATATTCTCACTTTTCTCATGGTAAAAGTGGGTGGGGTTGCCCCCACCCATTAGGTGACTATAATGATGAGTTATGCGCCACGCATCGCAGTTACACCAGCGGCGATGACTGCCTTTGATGGTGTACCAACACGATATGATACAGTACGCTTACCTGTTACAGGGTTCGCATAAATCATATTACCTTCAGCGCGAAGTTCACTGATACGGCGAGACACGTTGACTGTATCAGTCCGTGCTTTCCGTGCAAGTTGCTTGCGGGTGAAGGACTCACCAGTTGAAAGGGCATTCATAATTTTTGTCTTTACAGACGTTTTTACTTTTGACATATTATATTCACTCCATTAAGTTATGTTAAATGTCGAGGTGCCGACATGACACCTCTATCAATTGTTTTAAGTATACGCTTAAAACGGGGTTTTGTCAACAACTTCTTCGGTGCCGACTACACTTTCACCAGTACCAAAATCAGTACCGATGGCATCTGCATCAACCTTTGAGTAAAGGTCGAGGAAGGCAGATTTGGTTTCATCGTCAAAACGATTAATACACATCTGGATCGCTTTTGTGCGATTGTTGAAGATTGTGTATGCTTTGACGATGTGGACAAGGCGGCGAGTTGCAATCAACTCATCGATGCCTCCATCCATGAATGTCTTACGAATGATATCTGCCCACTTGGTCAGTTTATCAGCAAAGTCCATATCTTTTGAACCGGCAGAAGTCAACTCCTTTTCAAGGATTTTCTTTTCGGTTGCAATCGATGGATACTCTTGCTCAATCGTAATTGGGAAACGCTCAAGGAACGCTTCGTTTAGAATGTTAGTGCCAATGAAGCGTCCGTCTTCACTGCCTTTACCTTTAGTATTGGCAGTAGCGACAATCTGAAATCCTGGAGCAGGTTCAACGAACTGATTAATCTTTTTAAGCAGAACACCTTTACCTTCGAGGATTGGTTGAATGCACATGATTTTGTTAGACGCAAGGTCAACTTCATCAAGGAGCAATACAGCACCGCGCTTCATTGCTTGGACAACAGGACCATCGAACCAGATAGTCTCACCATCTTTAAGACGGTAACCACCTAGCAGGTCATCTTCATCGGTCTCAATAGTAATGTTGACGCGGAAGAACTCGCGGCGCAAGGCGGCGCAAACTTGTTCAACCATCATAGTCTTACCATTACCAGATAGACCAGTGATAAAGATTGGATAGAACATCGCGGATTTGATAATGTTCTTTACATCACTGAATTGTCCAAATGGGACATAATTTGGATATGCCGTTGGAATAATATTATTAATTGTAGTATCGGCAATAGAAATTTTCTTAACAGGTTCAGTCACAAGGGTCTCCACAACAGCATTAGTTCGAACCGTTGCTACCGGAGCAACTTGAGTACTAACAGGATTTGATACTAATGAATATAACCCGTTGCCGAGTTTGAACTCATCTGATTTTACAATCCAAGAAGGAGCATATTTCATACCCAACTTGTTTGCAACTTCAACCAACTCGGACCGAGTGAAATCAGTCTTGGTTGGAAACATCTCCGCGGCGGTGCCGAGGAATTCTTCACGCTTATTCATCATATTTAGTCACCTCATTCATCATCATTATGTATACATTATCGCATATTTTTTAGAAGAAGTCAAGCATTATCCACACGATTTATGGTAATAATGTGAAATATTTTTCTAATTATGCGGCAATCTTGTCAATAAATTTGCTCAAAATCACACGGTTCTGAAGTTTTCCTTTGGTCAGTTTCTTGAATGCTGTGGTCAACTGCGCTTTAGTAGCATCACTATCAACTGTCAATTCTTCTGGACCAACCTCTAGGTGCTTACCACCTTTCAGAATATAGAACTCATCCAGACCACTATTATGAGCAACTACAGATTTTTCTTTCGTAAACACTTTACGAAACTCATCGTATCCACCAAAGAATGCAGTAGTTGTTTCTAACTGGGAATTAGTCGCCACAAAGTTTTCATATGCATATTTTGTATCACTGCCGCTGGCGATAAAGAAACCAACTGTAGTGCAACCAGTAACGGAGCGCAAAGAACCGAATAGTGCTTTAGTAATACTCATTCTACGGCGATACCCAAGGTTCGAAACTCTAGAAATTTCAGTTTCTTTTCTGGCAGTCTTATCGCGAATTCTCAAACTGCCAGCATAAAGATTATCATGAACCGAATAATCAGGACGCTCTATATCACTATAAGCACCACTAATGGTGTGTGATGAACCATCAGTCAAAAATACTGCATTGCAAATTTCGATACGGTTCTTTGACTTGAATTTACTAACTAGTTTGTGAGCAACAACCAATGCGGAATCAAGAGGTGTACCACCAAGATAATAGTTGCGAGGAAGTCCCCACCAACGAAAGTCACCAGAGGTTCTACGCTCAAACATTGATGACATTGCCAAACAGCATTCTAATGAATTCTGAAATGCGACATTATTCATCTTGTCACCAAAAAGTTCTAGGAGTGTTACACCACTACAATCAATTTCATTATAGTTTGTTGATTGTGAATTCTTTGGTAGACCTTCTGCCCTTCTAACAGACTTTTCATATTCACTAGTGAATGCATATGCTGAAAAAGGTATGTTTGCTTTTTTACAGAATAGCGCAAGACAAAGCAATTGCTCCATAGTGCCTTTCATATTTTCTGCCATAGAACCAGACCAATCAAGGAAGAATACGATACCGTGGTTCTTACCGTTAGGAATGCTCATAACTTTTTTGAAAATATCTTCATTGTACTTGTAAGAATATAATTTTTCAGTGTTAAGAACACCAGTCTTATTCTCACTTGAACGAACATATTGCATCGCCGCTTTTTTCATTTCGAATTCTTTGTGAAGGTAGTTGATTACCTTCTGGTTCTTTGTTTTAAATTCTTTAGCGGTCAGCGTCAATGCTTTACGGCGCGCGAAAGAAGAAAAGTCACCATTACCACCAAACCAATGTTCATGTAACTCCTTAACAACATTATCGTGACTGATAATAAAATTCTCAAGTTTTATATCTTTTGGAATGTCAATATAACCAATCTGCCGCTCAGGATCAGTAATGATATTCTCGCGCATACTTTTACGCGATGCAATATCTGTTAACGCACCAGGACCAGATTGCTCTTCTGGTTGTTGAGAATCCATAGGAGTTTCAACATCATCATCTATACTAGGACCTTTTGCTTCAGGCAATTGGTCACCTTCACCTTCTGATGCATCGGATTCGGAATCATCAGTATCACTTAACTGCTCTTTACCTGATAGAACACTATCACCAGACTGAGCATTATCTGACTGTTTACCTTCGCCAGTATCTTTATCTTCCTGATCCTTCTCATTTTGATTTTCAGTAGCACCAGTACTTAGATAATCATCCATTGACATATCGTTATCATTAGATTTTTCTTCTAACTCGTCTTTACAGTACTCCCAAATTTCTTCGGTTAACTGTAGAACCTCATCAAAGGTTTCTGTTTTTTTCGCTCTGGCATTGAATTGCAATTCTTGTTCGTTGAATTGAATATCAATTTGAGTGCCTAGTTTTGCTTTGATGTTAAGACGGTCAATGTATAGCATTTTATCAACATCACGCTCGGCGATATTGAAGAAATCTGCGGCGTTCAGTTTTGAATATGCAGAATAGAAGCACTTTCGTAAACCAGGATAACGGTCTTGAATTTTTCTTTCGATACGAACATCTTCTACAACATTAACGAAAGAATGAAAATTCTTAGGTTTATCTTCTAGAGTTGCTAGACCATCCATTGGCGTAAAGAGAGCATGAGAAACCTCATGACCAACAAAGAGGTCAATAACATCTTGGTCAGTATGCGAGTAATTAGGAAGTAAGAGTATACGGTTTTTTACATCGAAACTAGCAGTCTCGACATTTGCGAATTCAACTTGCAAGTTTTCCATTGCAAGCAATTTTGCAAGGTTTGACTTGACCTCTTTTACTTTGTATTCGCTAAAACTCATTACGTCACCTCTTTTCTCATCATTATGTATACATTATCGCATAATTTTGAACTAATGTCAAGCGATAATTGCACTAATTACGGCAAGAATGAAAAATAATCCGAAAAACACTCCAACTGTTGCAAAAATGCAACACATTGTCCAGTAAATAATTCTGAAAGGGAGTGTTAGTCCAAACCATAGTGCTTCAATAATCATCATCATAGGTAAACTATACCACAGAATTATTTATATGTCAAGCACTATTTTTAAAGATTGATGAAAATATTTTATAATTTGGGTTATGTGCATTCGATGCAAAATGAGCATATCTGGGAGATAGTACTTGATTTTTATCCGCAATTTTTTCTACGGCAAGTGCAACATCTTTTGTTATATCGCTATGATATACCTGCTTCAATCCATGAGTTTTCACTAAAATTTCTTCATATCGCTTATATTCTTCTTGGTCGGCAGTTTCTTGAATAATGATTATAGTACCATTATCCGCAACTGCTTGGCGCAATCTTAACAATAATGCACTCTTATTATCATAATCATTGAATGCATTCATAGAAAAAATCAAGTCTGCATTTATCTGTTTTGACATAATAAAGTCTTTGTAGAAATGGATATTACTATGTCTAATCTTACACTCATCTATCAACTCTTGGACATTACTATATCCAATTACTTTCTTAAATCCATATTGTGCTTTTAAGATAGATGCGCCATATCCCTTACCGCATTTTATATCCATTACAGTTTGCTCTTTTGGATTCACGATATAAGGTAACGCATAATGACGATAGGTGTTGTAGGCATATTTTTCAATGCCTACAATTTCATCATAATTATATGCCGTGTCAAAATCCTCATATGGAACAGGAGGATTATTGAATAGATTTCTACTTTTTATAAAAAACGAATATTGGTTCATATTTTAACCAGATGCCATTCACTTTGCAAAAATTCTTTGCTCGTGGTTTGCCTGTCTCCTCATCAACTCTGTTACCACCTGGCATCTGTGCAAGTGCCATCTTTAAGGTAGTAACATATTCAAAACCAAGTTCTTCACAAATTCTAATGCTGTCACCTTCAAGAGGTAGCATTTCATTGCCAAACTTTGCGTCAGCGATATTCCACAATAAGTATCTATCACTCTTTAAGTATTTATATGCATTCTCTAAAGTCGGTTGCAAGAACCCCTCTACCCATGCGTCATATTGTCCGAACTTCTTATATGACTGCTCCTCATCTTCACTATACGCTTCTTTCGCGAAATATGGTGGTGAAGTGAATACCATGTCGATGCTGTTTTCCTCACACGCAAAGGTCTCTGAACCGACTTGATGAATTTCGTATGTGTTTGTGTGTGGGAAGAGTCCGTTACCTCTGTATGTTTTTTCATTAAAAAATCTCGCTAGTTCTTCGTATTTTGTTGACTTGGTACCATCTTCCAATACAACAGTGTGGTCAGTGTTGGGATCAGTACCAATATAATGTATTGAACGGTCATCACGAACAGACATAGCACCCAGAATGCGACCACCCCAACCAGCACTAGGGTCCCAAATACGAATAGTAGACTGGTCTTTAAAATGTTCAGTATATTTCTCATAAAGATACTTTGCTGTAAGAGGAGGAAAATTGACTGCATATTGACACCATGAAATTCTAAAAGGTTTGAAACCTAATGGAAAGATTTTCTGACCTTTCTTAAAGTACATAATTTGATAAACATCGAATTCTTCTTTCATGTTCACTTTACACTTATCAGGAATGTTCAGTGTTTCGATTTCATCTCTCGTTAGAGTTAACCAATTTACACCTCGTAGTTTATCATCATAACCTGTGTACTCTTGCTCTTTATCAGGTTTCAACCAGTAATCATGTGTATCGTATGTGCGACATGTAGTTTCAAACCAATTAATAAAATCAACACCCCTATTAGCAGTGTGACGATTGGATCCAAACTCCAGTAGTTCGCCCGCCTTAATAGGGTTAGAATAATGATAGAAACTATCGCGCTTGAAATGACGGTGACCATATGTGTATACCTTTTGAAATAAATCTTCATCAACAAAGTGGTCGTAGATAGATTTTGCTTTGCTGATATCGTTATAAACAATCTTTGTTTTCATCATTGTAGGAAAGAACTGATTAGCGGCATTACCCACTACACTAGTGTTACGAATAACATCAGTTTCACCTGTCTCTTCATTATAACACTCAAAGTCTTTCACATTGAATGATGACATTTTATTGAACTGGTCAATAATGCTTTGCTCATCCCAACCAACTCTAGGTGGTAGACCAAGCGTATCCCATGAGTAGACAACTTCTCTACGCATATCGCGCAACCACTGTCTGAACTCGTCATCTGTCATCCATAGAACCTCTTCGAATGTCTTGTTGACTTCGTGGTCTAATAGATAATTATTCTTCTCATAAAAATGCTTCATACTATAATCTCAACTTTACTAATTTATTCATCATACACTATATAGGAAACTTTGTCAAGCGTTATCTTGTTTCTTCCAGGTAATATTCATACATTTCCAGGCAAGAGTAATTCTCAAGTCTGATTTATTTTTAGGTGCAAGTCCTCTATGAGTATGAATTGAAGGAAACATTACTAATCGACCTGGTTTATAATCAATTTCTTCGCGCATAAATTCAAAGTTACCTATCAGGTCTGTATTTAAATAATTTGGCATGTATAATAAAGTCCATAAGTTTTTACCAATACTCTTTGTTGTAGGCACATCAGAATGAAGTGTTCCGTCTAACTCATATGTGTGTCCGTTAAGATAAATGTCATCAACTTCATTTAGGTGATACTGAAATTCTCGTTGTGCTACTAATTGAATATATGTAACTAGAGGATCATCTTCAATCTTCATTCCCATTTCACTATCTATTGAAATCCAGAAAATGCTCTCATCGTTTACCGCGCCACTACGATTACCATACTTCCAATTATATCTCTTAGTAAAATATTCACTTGACCACTGAATGAAAGTCTCATCAAATGCCCCATCAACAATAAGAACGTCTGCCTGCAATTCATTATTAATTTCAATCATTTCTTTCTCCTATGCCGCAACATTCCAAAACAAATTGGTTTTGCTTCTATCTATATTTTCTTGTATTACTTTCCATGCTTTTGCGTCATATTCAGGCGCAGATGGAAATGGTGGTGCTTCAGATGCTTTCACAGGTTTATCATACTTGTATGCAGTCTCCCACAACTTCGCACGACCAATCTGCCTTTCATCTAACTTATGACCCGTCTGTATCACATGTACTTCGGACTCTGGGAATGCAAGTTGCAACCCTCGGTTCAGTGTTCCTGATGACCCTACTGTCCAGATTACGTCTGGCACTAGCGGTAGCGACTGCGCTACTTTCACTATACTTCCGAGAACCCAATCGTGTTCTAGTCCTAAAGGCAACGTCCTGCGGGTTTGCGGACTCTCTCTGCGGTATCGCTCTGCTCTTGACAGAGTAACATTTAGCATTCCCATCTTCACCCATTCGATACGACCTCCATACTCCATGTACTTTTG